AAAGACATAGAGAAAAATTTAAAAACAGAAAATCCTAGATTGTATATAAAAACTATTTTAGAAATTGTGCAAAATAGAGAGATTAAAGAATTATTAGGAGAATCTGGTAGAACCATATCTAATTTAGATAGACAGGTCGTTGAGAGAATCGTAGGACAGTTAAAAGATACGAGTATATTTGGTCAAGATCCTCTAACAATTGCGGCTAAGTTAGAATTATTGGTAGAGGATCAGATAAAACAACAGAGGGCAAATGAAGAAAAAGCAAAAGCAGTAGCTAGGAATTTAGTTTTAGCTGGCAGAGACCCTTCACAATTAATATCAGCCCCGCAAGAAAAAGTAGAAAAAAGAGTTAGAATTACAATCTGATGATATATGAAATACAAACACCTGACGGTAGAATTATTGAAGTAGAGGGTGATGAGGGCAAAGAAAAAGAGGCTATAGCTGCCGTAAAAAATTATTTAGCAAAAGAAACTACTGCACAAATTTTCGACGAAGATAATTTTGATTACGAAACAGGTGTTAATGCGCCTGGTTTAAGAGCTCAACTAGATTTAGCAGAAACTCAAGAAGAAAAAGAGTTAGTTTTAAATCAAAGAGTTGGCTCACAAGGTTATATAAGAGACTCGGCAAATAATTTTGCACTTACTCCATTAGGTCTACAACGCCTAGGCATCAAACCAAAAACAAATAAAAATGTAATTATTGACGAATCTGGTTTTTCATCTGGAGATTTTGCTGATTTTGCTGGAGTTGTTGGACCGATTGCAGGTGCAGTAGCATCTTTATCGCCACATGTAAAACTGCTACGTTTGGTTAGCCAAGTTTTTAAAAACCCAAGACTACAAAGAGCCGCGGCTGTTGGTTTAGGTTCAGCAGCAGGAGCAGGCGTTGAAGAGGCTGGTGAGTTGGCAGCAGGATTACAGGCTCAATCAGCAGGAGAGGTTGCAAAAGATTTGGCTTTTGAGGCTGCAATCGGAGGCTTGTCGCAAGGATTGTTTGAGGCTGGTGGTGCAGCAGTACATGCCATGTTAGGCAGAAAAGCAAACATCGTAGATGTAAACATAGCTAGAGCCATAGCCCAAGGCGCAGATCCTAGCGAACTTATTGGACTAGGGGCAAAGCTCGGTAGAACACCAACATTTAAAGACGTTCAGGATGCCCAAGCTAGAGGTATTATAGAAACATTTACACCAGCTGCGGTATCGCAAAGGGCATTAGGTAGAGAAATACCAGGCAGAATACAAGCAGCTGCTGAAACTGTTTTTGGTAGAAAAGAGAGAGACGAAGCGTTAGTGAAATATGGAAATGAAAGACTACAAGATGCTTTAAAAAAACTTGGTGCAGTAGATACAGAGGTAGAAAGTTTTGCAAGCTTGACAAGTGCAGGAAGATTCACAGCTAGAGAGTTTGACGAATACATGAAAAATCTTTCACAAAAATCTGCAATAGCAAGAACAGAAGTAGATAATATTATTAAAAACACCATAAAAGGCATTGATGAAGGAGCTTTTGATGGAGATATTACTCGTAGCGGAGTAGGGCAAGCTCTGAGAGATCAACTAAAAGAGTCTTATGACAAAATTTCTAACACATTTAAAATAAGAGAACAATCAATAGATAAATTCTTACAAAATAATGGATTAGATGCAATTCAAGGCAAAATTAAACTTGACATGAAGCAGCTTAGAAAAGAACTTGACGATATAACCAAAAGATACCCTACTATCGATAAGACGCTGGCAGATGATGTTAAAGCACCGCCAATTGCTGTTTTAAAAAAGGTAATAAAGGAAGCACAGGATAAAGAGGGTGGTATATCCATTGAAGCCTTGAATAATACTCGATCAGCTTTACTGACATTACAAAGAAATATAGGTTTACAAGGCGGTAAACAAAGTGTTTTCTTAAAGGATGCAATAGAAAGCATAGATAATATATTTAATAATTTAGCGAGCGGTTCTGGTTTTGCTTCATACTTAAAATCGTCTTTAAGTGGTTTGTCAACAGCGCAAAAAGATTTAGCTAGGGAAAATGTAAAAAAAGCAGCGAAGATGATTAAAAATTATAACGCCGATTATAACGCGGCAATAAAGCCGTTTAACGATGTTGATGTTGCAAGAGTTACTCATAAAGCTAGATTAGGTTCAAAAGACATAGATGAAATTTATTCAGTAATATTGAAAAAAGATAGACCTGAACTGTTAAACAGATTTTTAGATGCAATTACAGATGTAGAATCAAAAACTAAATTTGGCATGTTAAGAACAGGTGTTAAAGTTAATAAACCGCAAAGAGAAATAATAAAAGAACAACTAAGAAATAATGTTATTAGAGAAGCTGTCAGAAAGTCAGTAAATGTCGTTGATGATACAATCAATCCTGTAACTTTTGCTAGAGAGATAAATAAACTTGGATCAACTTCTAAAGTTTTGTTTGGAGATTTGCCAAATTTTCAAAAAATTTTAGATGACTTTGCAAAAATAAACACTAACTTTCCCACATCAAAATTGCAACAAATCGCAGAGAATCTAAATTCAAAAGAATTTGCTCAGGCTCTGAAAAAATTTACAGATGCTGACAATCAAAGAGCACTCGCTGAGTCAGATAGATTCTTACGTAGAGTTAGAGACGCATCGCCTGATGAAGTGGTCGATACAATATTTAGAAATGGCCAAGCTTTAAATGTTGCAAGAGCTAAATCTATTTTGGGTAAAGATAGTCAAGCTTTCCAAGAAGTACAGCAAGAGAGTATGCGTAGTTTATTACGTTTGGCAGTTGGCCCAGGCAAAAGAGTTGACGAAGTTTTTAATCCAGAGGCTTTAGAAAGAGCCTTAAACGCGAAAGGTAACGACGTTTTAAGAGAAATGTTTGATGAAAAGACTGTAAAAGGATTACGTAATTTAGTTCAAGATTTAAGAGTGATGACTCAAGGCGACAAAGGTGGAGCTGGAACCTTGATAGCTGGAGCTGTTGCAGTAAATGCTTTTAATTTAGCATACATACCGACTCTAATACAATTAGGGGTCGTAGGTTCTTTACTTAGAAATCCAGCAACTGTTCGCAGATTAGCAAAAGCTGATAAAGAAAGCGTTAGTATTGTTTTAAATGCAACCAAAGACGCATTAAGGCTATTTTTACCAATAACCATAGGAAATGAAATAGTTGAAACCACAAGAGAATTATCTGATTTAGCTGTCAGAGAGTTTGAAAAAGCTGATGAACAGTTTGACATAACTGGTACGATTGGTGAGTTAGGTTCGGAATTACAAACAGCACAAAAACAAATACCTAGACTAAGCGCACAATTAGATTTACCATCAATCCAAACAGTTCCAAGGCAAGCTGGGGCTGTAGCAAGTGAAAGTCTTTTAGGAGGTTCTTCTCTAAATGAAGATATTGCTAGGAGTCTAGACAGAATAGCTTAGGTTATACCCAACTCATCTCTATCAAATCCAAGAGCATGCTCAGACAAACAATCTAAATCATCTTTTGATAAGTGTATGTATGGTTCAGAATCTTCTTCGTAGATTGGTTCTTCAACAGATCCGTAACGAACATCATAAACCTTATTATCTTTCCAGGTGTGGCTGTAAACACTATCAGTCATAGCAAAGGCAATAACAAAAGGATGTTTGGTAGCTAACGATAAAGCTGATCCCATTCTTAATTTGCTCGCAGATAATAATAGAGTGTCATACTTATCTATACCAAAGGATCTACATTTTACCTCTAACCAAAAACAAGAATCTTTTGACTCGCACCAATAATCTAGCCCGTAGCTAGTTGGTAATTTATGACATCGGACATTCCAAAGGCCTTCAATAAATCCAGCAACTCGCTCTTCTCTTTTTTGATCGTTAATTGTTTCCATTTTAGGACTCATATTTATTTCTCCTTTTAAATGTGACTCGAATGTAATATTTCCTTAATATTGCAAACAAGGTAAACACCACAGTTTGTACTATTGATGTGGTTAAAATAGACGCTTGAAAATAATTACATATGTTAAGCACCGTTAAAGATATTGGAAAAGCTAATAAAAAACCTACGCCAACATCACTCATAGTTTCTGTCAAAGCTGTTTTATCAATCTTCATTAAAAAACTCTGGGTCGATTGCAACAATCCTTTTGGTTGGTCTACCCGTCCCCTTGGCACGTAAATCTTTCTCTTGTATTTCGCCTGAATTTTTAAGCCGTTCTATAATCTCTTTGACTTCATACGACTTCATTGATCTGAATATCTCTCGCCTATCAATATCACGCTTACTTATACCCCACTCGCCTTGCGATCTAATAAAACTAAGTATTTGTTTGATACGACCTTCCATTTCTGAACCAGCTACTTTATCTCTACATGACTCTATAAGTAGTTGGTCATAATACATAACATAATCTATAGCCCATTTAGTAAACTCTGGCTTGATTGTTTTCGCTGATTTGCTATCAGCTAAAGCACATATCATAGCTAAGCGCATGGCTTTTTCTCTCGTTCTAGATAGCAACACTTCTAAACCTTCTTTTTCTAATTTGTTTTGTTGATCTACTAAATCGTATGCAAGTTTTTCCAAAAGTATTTTGCTTTCATCATTGAATGTAATTAACCTTTGTTTAAAATCTAATTCAGCATTATCTCTAGATATTTGTTCCATTTCATTTTGCACTTCTCTAACACCTATAACCCAATCAGAAATAGATTTTGATGGTTTTACAAACTTTTTCATCTTGCCAACTACCCGAGGCAAGGTCGATTCGACCACAATAAATCTATTAAGAAAGCCATCGACAATACGGCCTGTTGACAAAGCACCATAAAAGTTTTTTGGCACGCTCATACCAACCAAGGTAATGGCTGGTTTAACCGTTGATCTATCAAGAGCCTCTCTTTGTTGTTTTTGCGTGAGTGTCATCATTGAATAATTATCTGGGCGCAAGATACCATGACACCTACCCCAAGTTTCCATCAATACTTGTAGGGCATCCTCTTTATTTGAATTACTAGCATTTGAAATGCTTTCGAGTCTTTTACCAAACTCGTCCATAACAGTAATATGAGTTGGCTTATATCTAAGCAAAGAATAAATGGCACCGCTAGATGTATAGCCATCGCCAGCCATAAGGTCTAAGTATTCTGATTGTTCTAATATTGCCTCAATAACTGTCTTAACATTTTCTTTACCTTGTCCTGACTTTGCTATACACATAAAGAATAATGAGGAAAAATTATTCATATCTGTTTTATACATACGACCAAGTGCTACAGATCCTAAAGCTAAAGATGCTTGCATACTTAATGCAGGTTGAGATATTTGAGCTACTTCTTCAGAGTAATTATAAATATCCTTTAATATGCCTGGTGGTTCATATAAGTCATTAGGTTCTGTCACATCGACAGATTTTGAAATGTAAGCTGGGGCGTGTTGATTTTTTCTGTCATGGGTTTTTTGAATACTATTTACAGTTGTTTTTATTTCTGAATCTGGTAAAGGCGGATCATTTTGCTGATTCCAAGAATCTACAAAAAAATGTACGAAATCTGTATTAAGATTTTTTGCGATTAAATATCCTGCTATTCTAGCGGCTTGGTCATTACGAGAACCTTGACTTACGCCATCTAAAGACAAAGGTGTTTGAATTGGTTTGCCGTTTGATTTTTCAGCTCCAGTAATCATTACCCATAATTCTTTTGTAAAGTCAGGTAAATCGCTTATATCGTCTAACTGCCAATCGTGTATAACTTTTGGCATATATATAGCACCACTTGCATGTATATTATGCGGTGCAATAATTAAACCGCCTGTGCCTCTTATATCAATCAGTTTTGCGGGATCACACCCAACGGTTCTTTTGGCTACATAAGTGGTAAAGTTTTCAGGATTATTATAATAATAATGAACGCCTTTGCCCGTTGTGACTTTAAATGGAGTGGGCGGTAAATTTTTGTCAGCCCAGGCTACTGCTTCAGGAGTGTCAGCATCAGCCACAATAAAATCACCACAAACCAAAGCTACCACAAGGTCATTACGATCTTTAAACCAAGTGTTTATTTCTTCTGTCGTTGGTTGTTGCTTTTTATATTTTTCCCAACTGCCTAATTCTTTAGGCGGAACTTTATTATGTCGTTGTAAAGGAACGACACTTATACCATGCTCTGCATAGGCAAGCGCTAACTCCAACGCAGAATCCTGCGATGTTGCTTGTATGTTGAACACTATTAAACTTCAACTTCATCTACAGGGCCATATATTGATTCAAAATCAAGCTTGCCACCAGTAGCCTTAATAATTAGTTTGGCTTGTTTTATAGTAGGTTGTCTATGTCCGTACCGCCAACTCTTAACTGTCGCTATCGGGCAATCGAACAGCTCCGCTGCTGCATCTGTTCCTAAAAACTCTATATATTCTTTTAATGAGTGTCTTTCCACTTTTCTCTCCTTATATTCAGGCTCTACTATTTTACTTACTTCATTCAAACTTTGCTTAGTTAATTCAAAAAGTCTAAAATAATAATTGGCTTTCCATTGATTTTGTTTCTTAGATTTTGTTGACATATTTTCTCCTTTAACTTTTTGTATTTTTTTTTATTTCACTTATTGTATTTTATTTTTACATGAATTAGAATAGCTAAATAAAAAAAAGGAGAGATATATGTCAATAAGTGATAGAATCACCGATCCTAACAATTTAGTAGAAAAACAAGGAGCAAAGCTTCTTATCTACGGAGCGTCAGGAGCGGGTAAAACAACCGCCTGTGCAACCGCACCAGGTAAAACTCTAATCATCAGTATGGAAGCTGGTCTTTTGTCAATCAAAGGAGCTAATAATGTTGATGCTATAGAAGTCAAAGAAGCAAGTGATATTGAAGAGATTGCTGCTGCACTAGAAAAGGGAGAACTGGATTACGATACAGTTTGCTTAGATAGTGTCACAGAGATGTCTGAGATATTATTAGCTTCAGAAAAACTTAAATCAAAAGATCCGCGTAGAGCTTACGGCGAAGTCATTGAAGTGATGACTCGTACAATGCGTAGATTTAGAGATTTAAAAGTGCATGTTATCTTTGTCGCAAAAGAGGATAAACTTCGCGACGAGCAGACAGGTGCGTTTCACTATCAACCGATGATGGTTGGTGCAAAGCTACCAGTACAAATTCCATACTTCTTTGATGAAGTTTTGGCTTTGCGTATCTTTGAAGGTGAAGAGAACGAGCAAGGTAAAAAAGTTCCTGAAAGATGGTTGCAGACTATCGGCGGAGCTAATTATATTGCTAAAGATAGAAGTGGTAAGTTAGATGATTTCGAGGCCCCTGACTTAACACTTATTATAAAAAAATTAGGCTTCGATATAGGAGAAAAGAAAAATGGGTGATTTTGATAATGTAGAGATCAGCTTTGAAGAGCCGTCAAGTGCGATACCCCAAGGTGTCTATACAGTAGAAATATCCAATTGCGAGAAAAAAAATTCTAAAGCTGGTAATGCTTACTTAGCTTTGGAAACTAAAGTAGTTGGAGATAATTTTGCTGGTTTTTATTTGCGTGATAATTTTAACCTTTGGTATGAAAATAAAGACGACAACGAAAAACAAGAGATGGTCAGAGAAATAGCTGGTCGTCAATTTGGTAGATTGTTGAAAGCTTTAGGTATGGACAAAGCCCCTGATAATGCTTCTGCGTTAAATGGTCGTAAGGTTCAAGCTGTTGTTGGTATCGAGGCAAGTACGAATCCAGATTATCCTGGCGATAATAATATCATCGAGGATTATAAGGCTGTTGATGAAGATGTGCCTGATTGGGTTAATGAAACCACAGATGGCGACAAACCTAAAAAGCCTAGTTTATAACTTAATTAATGATGGTGACCTTTCTAAAACTATGAGCGCTAGACACCATCATTTTCATCAAGATACTAGCGCTCATACCTTTTTTTACAAAATCCCGTAGAACGCTCTATAAGAGCTCCAGTTGAATTTTTGTTATTTTTAATGATAAGTATTAGACCATACACAGATATGCTCTTAGAGGGCGCCTACGTAATCTGTTTTTCTAAAAATTAGCGAAAATTTTGCTTATATAGAAATATCAACCATATGACAGGTATTATATGTGGTGGCTGGCTTACCATTCTCATAATCTTGGTAATTTTGTAGGTATTTAGCCATACGCTCCCAACCTTTATCCATATCTTCGTTCTTCATACGAAATATTTTTGAGGCATATGGGTGAACTTTCTCTTGAGCGACAAACATAAAGTATTTAACTTTATATCCTGCTTGCTGTATGCCCCGACGATACCAAGATGCTTGCATGTCATAACCATACTCTTTTACTGATTCGATGAAACTTTCAGGATTACAGCTCTTAGTTGTTTTGTAATCTACGATAACAATATCTTTAGATCCGCTGCCAGGCTCTAAAGGTGCACACATAACATCAGGCCTACATTTGCAAAGCACGTCGCCCTCGTACCAGTAAAAACTATTTTCTACAATCTTACTATCAGCATCTATATATGCCCAAGCCTCTTCAATTAAGTTATTACGCATACCTTTTAAATCTTCGTATTCTTTTTCTGTTATAACTGTTAAGCCACGATCTAAATAATCTTGCTTTAATATTTTGTTAGCGTTGGTATAAGGCGAGCCAGTTATAACGGCTACATCATTTTGAAATGCTTTATCTCCTTCAACCACATAAGAGTGAGCAGCCGTTCCAAAATTCATAGGGGGTGTTGTTTTTTGTTCTTGTTGAATGGCATGTACTTGAGACTTACCAAAGGCTCTTACAAAAGAACTAGAGATACCTGGGCCATCATGGTAAACAGCGTTAGGCACGTCGCTATAAACAAGGGCATCGCCTTGTTCAGTAAAATTATATTCTTTTAGTTCATCTATCATACTCATACTCCAATTTTAAAACTTGTATTACTTTTTCGTTAAACATAGGCTTTGGAAATTTGCCAAGACTTTTTTTTAAACTCAGCATGTTTTCTAGTTTGGATTTGTTTCTGTCATATTCTGGGCTACCTATACTTTTCCAATACTCTACGATCTTTGCATATTGATTCTTGTTGCCATCAAAATACAGCTCTAAGCTGGTGCTTTTAAATGGCAGATATATAAACTGAAAGCCGTCCTTAAATGGATAGCACTCTGCGGGTTTACCTATTTGCATACTAATTTCATGCTATCTTTTTATCTTTTTTTTGTAATTTTTCTTCTAAGTCCATAACATAGTCTTTGGTTACGACTCCCATTTCTCTGTTGCCGCGCCAATGAGACTTTCTCCAAACAAAGCCCTTAGTTGTTGTTCTCATGTAATGACCGCGCACCAAATGATGTCGTTTCTTATGTGAACTTGCGTTAGACTCATTACTAATCTCATCTGGTATATTAATTGTCACTACATAATGCTCAAATGGAGGCCTCCATCCAGGTCTTGTTTTGTAAGGTCTAGCCGCACTAAACGGCGCTTTTTTTGGTTGGATCCCATTCATCTTGAGTTTTTCTACGCAAAGACTTTTAAACTCTGGGTGGTTCATAATACCCATGTGTAAGAAAACTTGCCTTGCTAACTCCCAATGCGCTAGTGGTGCATCAGAAAACTCCACGCCATTGACATGTCGATTGTTGGGGTGTTTGCCTACCTTTACATTTTCTACCCATGGATAAAGAAATGCGTTACTTGGTTTAGATCCTTGAAAAGTTTTTTCAAAGAAACTTTTTTCTACAGGAAACCCTGGCGTTGTATAAGGCTGTGTAAACGCACAAGCAAGGTGGTGCTGTGATCTTATTAATTCATTATGACGAACGTCATCATTGATAAAATTATGGTGAAAAAATATTGCAGGCTCTCTGTCATAAAATTCTACCGTTTTACCTAAAGGCGCAAAATAAATTGTCGGTATCATCGTAGTTAGATTGCTTGTCATAACATCTAGTTGCTGTTTGTTAAAAGTTTCTGGAGCCTCGATAGTGGTTTCACTAACATTACAATTTATGGTCAATCTTATCGCCGCAACCTCTTGATCCAAGCCTTCATACCATTCGTATGGCCTTGTAACTTTGCCGTCCTCATTTAAAGGATTGGGAGCAGTAAAAGCAGAATTAAGGTGGTCCCAAAAATCTTTTTCATTTTTTAAATTTAAACTTTCTGTCAATTTAGCCACGTTCATGTATTTTCTCATCCAAGCTCTTATGGTGGTTTCTTCTACTCGAACACAAAAGGTAAGACCCCCAGGATGGTTTTCAATTAATAAGGTTTGCTCATGCGGCATGCGAACTTCGAGATCTCCAAAGAAATTATTTAAAATCGCTTTCGGCGGAATAACTTGATGCAATAAACCAGATTCAAATTGAAACTTGAGTGAGTCGATCCAGGCATCATATTCATTATTACAATACACTCCATATCCATGGATGGCTCTTAAAGATTCCTGGGCCTGCTCTTCTGTTAGTGGCACCTCTGGAAACGGAAAACCAAGTTTATTAACAGATTGTAATTTTGCCATTTGCTTTGCTTGGTTTCTCCAGTCGCCTTTTTTGCCAGCATTGATACTGCCAATTACATCACCAAAGCGCAAAAAATCGTGTGCGCGGTAAAACCCACTAGACAATTTATTTGTATTTTTACTTCTTGCCATAATAATCCCTTATTAATTTTTCAGCTTTGGCGTTGACCTGATCGGCAAACCACCAGGCAAAATATAATTCTTCAAGCAGCTTCATTGATCTCTGCCAAAATGTATTTGGTGGATTAATTTTTCTATTGAGGCTATTTTCTTTTTAGTTTCTCTAGATGGTTTTTTTTCTTCCAATAAAGGCTTGCCGTAATTACCTAGAGCCTCAATCAGCATTTCTTTTTCTTCTTGGGTTGCAAAGAGTTTTAACATTATTCTTTATCCCACTTACAATTTATTACGTCTTGCTTATCTCTGGCAGTCCATCGTTTTGTAAAAATTAAAAGACTAGCAACTATATTCCAAACAACAAATATTGAAATAAGGTAAATAAGCAAATCTATCATTTGTCTAAGTAAAGGTAATAAAAAGCAGCAAAGGCAAGGACGATACTTGCAATATAAAGCTCCAGGCTAATCATCTTGTCGCAAGGCCTCAAGTTGTTGTTTTAAAGATAT